GGGGGGCTCAACTCTTCCGATTTCACTATTTTTATCGCGCAAATAATAAAATTATATAAAAGGAAGGCACGAAATGGAAAAAGCCGCATTAAGGAAGGCAGTAGAGACTTCGTTGCTGAATCAGCTTGAGAGGAAGGGAACCGACACCCCGGCTCTCAGCAATCTCGTTGAAGATTACATGAGCTTCTGGGATAAGAAAGAGGAGCTTAACAATGACCTTCAGGCGCGAGGCACTGTCATCACTGAGTACAACTTCAAGGGTGAGCCCATCCTCAAAGAGAACCCCTCTCTTAAATCGATGATAATGGTGAACAAGCAGATGCTCGCCATTCTGAAGGAGCTTCGGCTCACGGCCGACAGAATTATCTCCACGGAAGATGATGACGTTGAGCTATAACCGAGCTGTAACAGATTATTTTGAATTAGTCCGTCACGGAGAACATCGCAGCTGCAACCGGCAGCTCGCGCTCTGTGATTTTGTGGAACGAATCTTTCGCACCGAAAAACTGAAGACGGATGATGAACGCTTTGAGAAGTATATGGCCCTCGAGCGTTACTTTCCGTTCAAGCTGTTCGAGTGGGAGAGGTTCATTTTTTATCTGCATAATTGCGTTTATCGCGAAGACGGACTTCTGCGATTTCCTGACCTCCTCACTCTCTGCGGAAGGGGCGCAGGCAAGAACGGTTATATATCGTTTCAGAGCTTTGCGCTCTCTTCGGCAGTGCACGGTGTGAAGGGATATGACATAGATATATTCGCCACCGCCGAAGACCAGGCGAAGACGAGCCCGAATGAGATTCGCTCGGTGCTCGAAGACAATAACCTCTCAAAGTGGTTTTACTGGAACAAGGAGACGATCACAAATCTGTCAACCGGAAGTGTGATTCGATTCCGGACATCTTCGGCAAAGACGAAAGACGGCGGTCGCCCCGGCATGGTCGTGTTCGATGAATACCACGCCTACGAGAATTATGACCTTGTGTCGGTCGCTGAAACGGGCCTCGGCAAAAAGCTCTATCCGCGCAAAGACATCTTTACAACGGATGGCAACGTCAGAGGCGGTCCTCTCGATGATCTGAAAGAGCGAGCCGACGACATTTTGTTCAAGGGTGCGGATGATATGGGGCTGCTACCGTTTATATGCTGCCTCGATGATCCGGATGAAGTCAAAGACAAGCTGAACTGGTTCAAGGCGAATCCGTCGCTTCAATATTTCCCGACATTATATTCAGAGGTCGAGAAGGAATATGCTCGATATGTGAGCAATCCGGCGGCATCCAGCGACTTTATGACAAAGAGAATGAACCTGCCGCCGACCATAATGGTCAATGATGTGGCTTCCTGGGAAGACATCTGCGCTACCAGCAGGCCTATACCGAATTTAGAGGGTAGAGAGTGCGTTCTCGGAATCGACTACGCTAAGACCAGCGATATGGTTGCCGCCGGTTTACTCTTCTATGTGGACGAGGAGTATTACTGGCTGTCTCACGCCTGGGTATGTGCAGCATCGCCGGCAATACAAAATGTCAAAGCTCCGCTCGATGAATGGCGCGCTCGCGGATTCCTGACTTTCGTGGATGCGAATGAGGTTTCGCCGGACATCGTCATTGAGTGGGCTCAAGAAATGGCGCAGAAGTACAAAATCACGAAGATCGGAATGGATAACTTCAGAATCACGCTGTTCAGGAAGGCGTTGATAGCTGCCGGCTTCGATGTGGACGACAAAAACAGAGTGATGCTGACAAAGAGAGTGACACAGATGCGTTACGCGCCGGTCATTCAGTCTGCTTTTATAAACCACAAAATAGTGTGGGGCGACAATCCGCTTATGAGGTGGTTCACAAACAACGCCCTCGCTGATATTGACAAGCAAGGAAACATCACTTTCGGAAAGAAAAACGCAAAATACAGAATGACAGACGGATTTATGGCACTCGTCGCCGCATTCGGAGCTTCAGCCGAACTCGTTGAGAATCCGTCAATCGAAATAAACATTGACGACATACTGACTTATGTCGGATAGGAGTGATTAAATGGGCGTTTCGGCTTGGCTGTCGCGCTTCGGCAAGAAAGACAGCTACAACCTTCTTGAGATGTTTGCGGACAATAACGCTTATGACCTCGCGATTCAGGACTTCGCAATGCAAATGGCAATCAACCTCATTGCCGGTATCGTTGCAAAGTGCGAAATCAAAACGATAAACGAAGGCCAGCTTGTTAAGGACCGCGAATATTATCTGTTGAACTACGAACCAAATCAGAATCAGAGCGCATCGGATTTCTTTATGGAGCTTATCTCGAAGTTGCTCTACTACAACGAGGCCCTTGTTGTTGAACAAGCCGGGCAGCTGCTTATTGCAGACAACTTTACTCGCCGTGAGTTTGCGCTGTACCCGAACCGCTATGAAAACGTGTCGCGCGGCAGCTTTACATTCAGCCGTACCTTCTATGAGCCGGATGTTTTATATTTCCGCTATGCGAACAGCAACATCAAAGGAATGCTCGACCAGCTTCTCAGCGGTTACAGCACAATGATAACGAGCGCGTCGGATAAGTTCAAGAGAGCCGGCGGCAGAAAGGGCGTTGTAAACCTCGACAAGATTGCAACCGGAAACGAAGAGCGCAAGAAAGAGCTTGACGAAATCTTCAACAACCGCTTCAAGTCGTTCTACAACGCAGAGAACGCGGTCATCTCGCTGCCGAATGGCGTTGATTACCGTGAGCTTGCTTCGATAACAACGGGTGCGACTGATGCTTCGGCAATAATCAACCTCACAAAAGAATCGTTTATGAGAACCGCACAGGCTTTCAAGATTCCCGGCTCGCTTCTGATGGGCGATGTTGCGAACCTTGATTCAGCACTCGACGAAATGCTGACAGTCTGTATCTGTCCTCTTTGCGATACCATTGAGACCGAGCTCATCCGGAAACGAATCGGATCCACCGCGTTCAGGAAGGGCACAACGGTGAAGATGGACACCACCGCAATCAAACACTTTGATCTGCTCGAAATGGCGAGCGGTGCAGATAAGCTGATAGCTTCCTCGTTGTACAACGTGGATGAAATCAGGGAAAAACTCGGCGATACACCTCTTAATACTTGGTGGTCAAAGGAATACTACATCACTAAGAATTACGAACAGGTCGGAGGAGTTTCCGAAGAAGAAGGAGGTGAGGACGAACAATGACAAAGAATGCTTTTTCGCTCTCGCCCGAAACGAGGGTGCGCTCAACATTTATCTGTATGATGACATCGAGGGCAACTCAACAGACTTCTGGACGGGAGACGTTATCGAGAGCAACACCAGCGCAAACACAATCGCGAAGCTGTTGGAAGAAGCCGGTGACGTAGCCGAAATCAATGTGTACATCAACTCTTACGGCGGCGATGTTAAAGAAGGTCTCGGAATCTTCTCGCAGCTTCAGAGGTCGAATGCAAAGGTGACGGCATACATTGACGGATTCGCGTGCTCGATAGCATCGGTCATCGCAATGGCAGCTGACAAAATCGTTATGAACCCGACGAGCTTAATGATGATTCACAGAGCTTGGACGGTGGCGGTCGGCAACGCTGCCGAGCTGCGTAAAACCGCAGATGACCTCGAGGTAATAGACATCTCCATTCGCCAGGCGTACCTGAACAAGGTCGGTGACAAGATGGATGTTGACACCTTGACTGCTCTGCTCGAAGCTGAAACCTGGCTTCCCGCGGACAAGTGCCTTGAGCTTGGACTGTGTGATGAAATATCCACAATCGAGGACAATCACGAGGAGATTGAAGAAGCAATCGAAGAGGCAAAAGAAGAAGCAGTTGACAACGCTCTGAGGACCAAACTCGAAGCGATGTTCGCAAAAGTATAAAACAAAATCATTTCTACAAAGGAGTAAATCAAATGAAATCACTTGACGTTATCCGCAACGAATTTGCTGAGGGCTTCAAGAACGCTCTTGACAGCAATGACGGCAACAAGATGGCTGATGTCTTCGCTGACTACGCTGAATCCGTTCGCAGCGACCTTATGGCATCATACACCGAGTATCAGAAGACCCAGGACAGCGCAATCCTCGCTTCAAGAGGCATCAAGCAGCTTACTTCCGAAGAGAAGAAGTTCTGGGAAGCGTACAGCAACGCTGTAAGAACCGGCGACATCAAGAACAGCTTCACCGGTATCGCTTACACCTACCCCGAGAGCTTCCTTGTTGAAGTTCTTAACGGCATCAAAGACCAGTTCGAGCTTGTTGATGCTGTGGATGCTGTTGACACAACTATCCTCACAAAGATTCTTGTGAACAATCAGGCAGCTCAGCTCGCATCCTGGGCGGCAATCGGTTCCGCTATCACCACCGAGCTCAACGCAAACGTTTCCGAAATCGACCTCACCGCTTGCAAGCTCTCCGCTTTCATCCCCGTATCAATGGATATGATCCAGGCGGGCGCAGAGTTCATAGCTGCTTATGTTATGAGAATACTCGTTGAAGCTGTCGGCTGCGGCCTTGAGAAAGCTATCCTCTCGGGCACCGGCTACAATCAGCCCTCCGGTATGGACAGAGACCTTTCCAGCTTCACTCCCGGCACCGGCTACTCACAGAAGGAAGCAACCGCTCTGACCGACCTTTCTCCCGCAACTGTCGGTTCACTTTTCGCTACCTTTGCTGTTGACGGCAACGGCAGAGAGAGAAACGTTGAAGAGCTCCTCTTCGTCTGCTCTCCCGCAACCTACTATGGCAAGGTTTACCCCGCCATTTATGACCCCATGTTCAACGAAGTCAGAACCGCTCTTCCCTTCCGTTTCATCAAGAGCACTCAGGTTTCCTCGAACAAAGCTATCATCGGTGTAGCTAAGAACTACAAGCTCGGCATCTGCTTCGGCGGCAAGTCCGGCGCGCTTGAGTTCAGCGATGAAGCGAAATTCCTCGATGATGTTCGCGTTTACAAGTCAAAGATTCTTGCAAACGGCACTCCCATCGACAACACCAGCTTCGGCTACTACAACATTGCAAACCTTCATCCGAGAACCATTCTCACCGAAGAAGCAAATTTTTAAGTGGCTGCACAGTTGCCTCCGAGACTGATGCAGCGACCTTCCCGTGGACTGAACTCAAGCAGAGCGACTTCCAGACTTCCATAACAGTTGCCGACAGCGCAATCACCGGCACACTGAAGTTCATCGAAGGCGGTCTTTGCGATTCCGGTCCTCTTTCCGGAGACGGTTACTTCCTTGCTCTTAAATGGAGCAACCTTGACACTGACACCACTTCGCTCAAAGTTGGTCTTCAGCCCAGCTCCAGCGGAATGGACCTTGTTGAGTGCTTCGATGATCAGGACCGCAACGGCGTGTTCAAAATCACTCCCGAGCTTGAACAGTGCTTCGTTATCGTTCAGAGCGACGGCACCCACAAGACAACTCAGTATTTTGACCTCAGCGGCTTAACCTTTGAAGAACCCGACGAGGCGGTGGGATAATTGACGTATGCGACTTTAATTGATGAAGTCCTCGCCGACCTGGGCTATGATCACGAAACAGTTTCAGCGCAGACACATCAGAGGGTCGCATCGTATCTCGACCGAGCAACAGATTATATTGCTAACGTTGCGGGCAGTCCGGTCAATTTTGAATCGGACTTGCTCGCTCGCCAGCTTGTAATTGCTTATTGCAGATACGCGAACTCTCACATTGAGAATCTGTTTCAGGACAATTACAGAAGCGATCTGCTTGAGCTGAATTGTAAATACGCAGGTGATGAAGATGGCGAATCAGAATAATGTTCAATTTGAAACTTTCTTTGACGGCATCGTTGTCATCGGTGGCAAATCGTACAACTACGGCTTAGGCGGTTTGTCATACAAGCGACATTACGCGGCAAAAAGCGCGGGCGTTGCGATTGTTCGTGTGATTAAAGTTCCCGAGGTGAGGTATTTTCACCCCAACTCACTCTGCACGATAGACGGAGAAAAATATGTCATTGAGATGGTTCAGCCAGTGCGAGACGGTACGCCGCCCCACACCGTACTGACCCTCACTGAATACGAGGTGAACCGCAGAGTATGAAGATTGACCCTGTTGACTTCGGACCGGTTGTGTCCGGAATCCTCCAGGCATACAGTGAAGATGTTGCGAAAGCGCAGTCCGCAGCGTTCGATGAACTTGCGGAATCAGCAAAGGAAAAAGTTGTTGAAGCGGCGCGAAAACAGAGCACTGTTGCCGATACGGGGCACGACTGGCATCAATACATCTCTGCGTTTCAAATTGTTAAGGAAACAGACACAAAAACAGGAACGACCCGCATCGTATGTGTGAAAGGTCCGCAATACAGACTGACACACCTTCTCGAAAACGGGCACGCTCTGAGAAACGGCGGCAGAACACGAAAGTTTCCGCATTTTGCCGACGGTCAGGAATACCTCGATAAAGAAGCGGAAAAAGTTCTCACAAATAAGCTGGAGGCGATACCGTGATTTTACCAATTAAATACAGCAGCATTCAGCTGTGGCTTGAGAGCTTCGATTCGAGTATTCCGGTTGCAAGGGAAGCGTTTCCGGTCCGAGACGAAAACGGCATTCCGAACCGTGTGTCTGTTCCGTTCATTGTTTATCGTGACAGAATCGAGCCGGATGGCGGCGACATCACAAATCTGATGCGCGCCCACGATGTCACTGTTGAGTATTACTCCGAAGACGGTGACGATGAGGTGTTTGAGCACTGGCTGTATAATCAAAATCTGAAGTACAGCGCAGAGCAGAATTATCTAAACACCGAACAGCTCTTCGAGAGCATTTTTAATTTTGATACATTCTACGAAAAGGAGACAAGGGTATATGGATGACATTATCCTCGGCAGTGGTCACGTATATATCGTTGAGCAGACCCAGTCAGTAAAGCTGACAAGCGGAATGACCAACGCTCAGATCAAGGACTTCATCGCCACCTATGCGGTTGAAGGCAACCTCGCCGGTCACGTTAAGAACGGCGCAACTCTGAACTACACTGCGACAAAATACACCGAGAAGGATGACTTCTCAGAGATTACGAAGACCATCACCACCGATGAATCTCTTAATCTCGCATTCGGCTTCATCGACTACAAGACCGGTTTGATGGATCAGCTCATTGACAACGCTGCTTCCACCACCGGCGTGAGCGACGAAGCTATCACAATCGGCGGTCTTGCAAACGACAAGGGCAAGAAATACATCGTTATTTTTGCTCACGAGGATGCAGCTGACACCGACACGTATGTTCTTCTTTCCGGCACGAACACCGCAAACCTCGCCGCCGCATTCGCAACCGGCGCGGGCACGATGTTCAATGCTCAGTTCGAGGCAGAGCCCTTCGACAGCACCGGCAGAAAAGCATACATTTACAGATGCACTCACGGTTATGTGACACCGACTTATGTGAGCAAAATCACAATCGGTTCAACCGAGTACAACAACGGCAGCTATCTGACCTGGGCTGAATGGCTTGAGGACGAAACAAAGAACACCGACGGCTTCGTTGCTCACGGCAACAACGTTGAAGACGACGGCGGCAACGCTGTTCTTCTCGGCACCGTTCCCGTTAAGCCGACAGACTGGCTGACCTCAGAGACCTACACGGTCGAAGACTAATTTTACGATAAGGAGAAAATGACATGGCAGTAGAAAGAATTGACCTCAGTTTTGAATCATATAAGCTACCCCTGGATTTGACGGTTGACGGCGAGCAGAAAGAACTTCACCTTCAGGATCTTCCGTTCGCCGTTTACAACCGCTATAAAACAGAGGCATCCGACCCGGACAAGGCGATGGATGCGCTCACAGATTACGCGGTTGCGATTCTGAACTCCAACACAGAAGGAATTGAGTTCGCCAGAGAGTATGTTGAAGCGTTCGGAGCGGTTAAGCTCAAAACACTCTGCACACTCTACACGGAATGGCTCAACTCCGTGCTTTATGAAAAAAACTGATAATCCCTCCTTTTCCCGAACAAAGGGAGGAGGAGGGCTTCTTTTATAATATCGAAACCTACAATCAGAAAATTATATCC